ATAAAGATCAAAAAGATGGTACATCTACATTTAAAGACCATAATGATAAAGTTAGAGCAGATAATCCAAAATAAAGGAGTAAATTTTGGCATACATTGGTAAGACACCGACTGTTGGTTCGTTTATAAAATTAGACGATATTAGTACGAGCTCGACTAATTCTTACACTATGCAACATAATAGTGTAAATTTTAGTCCAGAGTCGGCTAATCACATGCTTGTGTCACTCAACGGAGTCATACAGGCACCAAATACAAGTTTTTCAATATCTGGCAGTACGATAACATTTTTGCCATCAAGTGGTACGTTATCGTCCTCTGATAGCATTGATTTCATTATGGTATATGGGAATGTGCTTGATGTTGGAGTAGCATCATCAGTTACAGATTCATCTATAACAAAAGGCAAACTGAATCTAATATCTGATAGTTCTAGTGCTGGTCTTACTGTCAAAGGTGATGGTAGTTCAGAAAATGGTACGATACAACTTAATTGTTCGCAGAACAGTCATGGAGTAAAAATATCTTCGCCAGCCCACAGTGCTGGTCAATCGTATGAATTAATTTTACCTACAGGAAATGTTACTGCTGATAAAGTTTTAAAAGTTGCATCAGTATCAGGTTCAGGTGCAACAGGCATCGGTCAATTATCTTTTGGCGATGCTGGTGGAGATAATACCCCAGCTTTTATGGCATATTTAAGTAGTGGTACGAGCATTTCAAATACAACAGGTACAAAAATAGTTTTTGGAACAGAAGTTTTTGATACAGATAGTGCATACAATACATCAGATGGATTATTTACAGTTCCATCAGGAGAGGGTGGAAAATATTTTTTTAATTTTCAAGTAAGACCTACAAATTGGAATACTACACAATTTCAAGTTTTTATAAGAATAAATGGTTCAACAGATAAACTTATGTTTGAAGATGGAGATGCACAAGGAGATAATAATACTATGAATAATTCTGGTATAATAAATTTATCTGCCTCTGATACAGTTGCAGTATATGTCTATCAAGATGGTGGAAATGGTTTGAATTTGAGAACAGGCGAGAGTAATACATATTTTAGTGGGTACAAATTAATAGGAATTTAAAATTATGCCGTTAATAAAATTACAAGCAGAGGGATTAAATTTAGCAGATACTTTTGCATTCTCTGGTACAGTGACAGGTGCTGGTGGGGGTAAAATAAATCAAGTTGTTCAAGGATCAAAAACAAATCAACATGAAACAACATCAACTTCTTTTGCTACTACGGGATTAGAGGTAAATATAACACCCTCAGCAACATCTAGTAAAATTCTAATAATGGCATCTACAAGTGCTATCCATACTTCTACAACTTCATCAGGTGGCGAAACATTAATTAAATTTTATAAAAATCATTCTAGTATTAGTTCAACTGCTATTGGAGATGAATACCAAGTAGCAAAAAGCAGACAAGATGGCTCATACAATCAAGAAATAGGAGGAGGTGGCACAGCTATGTATCTTGATAGCCCCTCAACAACAGAACAAATTACATACACTGTTTTTGCTAGAATTAACAGTGGTTCTAATGGAAGAATAAGTCAAAATGGTCATGGTTCAACTATCACAGTGATGGAGGTATTAGCATAATGGATAATTTACAAAAATTTCTTTCTGCCATAAATACTTTAAAATCTGGCACACAATATACAGTTGATGGAGATATTAATGATGAAAATGATTTTAATAATAATGTTCAGTGGGTGACGGGGGAAGAAAATGGAACAGCAATAACTACTGATACTTGCCCTCATAGTGAGATTACTTGGACTAAAGTAAAAGAAGAAATGGATAAACTCTAAATTGAATGTGGAAACCTTTCATTATAGGAACTATACTAGCCGCAATAATAATTTATTTTCTTAATTCAATGATGAACTCTGCAATGGCAGAGACAAACACAGTATCATCAACAGTAGTAACGAACAATACACCTCCTACAGCTAACGCACCATCAGTTGTGGTAAATAATTCTGATGTTTGTAAATCTTCAGGCAGTATTGGAATTCAAACTCAAATTTTAGGAATTGCATCTGGCGTAACTATAACTGATGAAAATTGCGAACGTATTAAACTCTCTCGTAGCTTGTATGCAATGGGTATGAAGGTGGCTGCAATCTCTACTTTATGCACTGACAGTCGAGTCTTTGATGCAATGTGGCATGCAGGCACCTATTGCCCTTATGAATCAGCGATAGGGGAAGATGCAAAAAAAGGTTGGGAAAAAAATAAAGATAAAATTCCAAAAGGTAGTTTAATTTTTGCAAGCATGAAAGAAGTTGAAGAACTAAAAATCAAAGAGGAAAAGAAAAAAGATGGTCACAAAGGTTGGAAAGTATTTTGGGCTCTTGCTACTTTTATGTTGTTACCCCTTTTATAGTCAAGCAGTAGATTGTTCGACAGATACAGTAGGTTTATGTGCTCCTACTATAGAACAAATCATTGAAGAAAGCGCTGTTGAAACAATAGAGTTTGAATCTAATGGATATACAGTCACAACAGAAACGACAACGACTACAACTACAACTACAGTAACAAATGAAGATTCAGGCGATTTATTAGATGGTGATAACGATTATGTCGTAAGCTCGAAAGAAGGCGATATGGATATAGACTGGGGAGGACAAGGACCTGCAACTATGCCTAGTGGAAATTCTTGTGGTCAATTAGGCACTGATAAATGCGCTATGATTACAGGAAGCGGAAATTCAACTTCAAATATGGGTGTTTCTGGAATGGGAACGACTTTTATAAATACTATTGATATTTCTGATTTGTCATTTGATAAAGGAGGAAGAACGAACTATTCGATCAAAGTAGAAAAACAAGATGCACAAGATTCAATCTATATGCATATTACAGGCAGAGATGGAAAAACAAATATATTCAGCGGAACTGATATTTTAAGTCCTAGTGGAACTGATAGTGGATTCAAGACATATACAGGTGGATTTGACTTCGGAGGAAGTCTTACAACAATAATTGTAGAAGTAGGTGGCAGAGATATTAACTTAGCAGTCGGACCAATGTTTGATGATGTTACGATCAATGTTTTATATAATGTTGTAAATACTATAGTTGAACAAACAATCACAAGTGTTGAAATGTTTATTGCACTTCAACCAGATGCTCCAGAAGAAGTTATAGATGTAGTAGAAGATATTTTCGAAACTAATATCCCTGTAGAAACAGATGTTGGTATGGAATTAGCACCTGTCGAAGTTGAAGAAATCACTTACGAAAGCATTGAAATAGAAATAGCAGAAATAGAGATTCAAGAAATACAAGTAGCTAGTATTAGTGGAACAGAGCCAGAAGCTGTTGAAGTAAATGTTGTAAGTGTTGAGCAAGAGATAGAAATGGAGTTGGAACTTGAGGTAGCTTCAGAAGTAGATATAGAAACGACCACAGAAGAACCACAAGAAACAAACCAAACAGAAAAAATAGAATCCTCAAACGATTCCGTAGAGTCCAACGAAGGACAAAACGAGGAAGCATCAACAGAAACCAACGAAGAAGCAAACGAGGAAAAAACCGAACAAGATACCAAAGTAGTTGAAAAGAAGTCAGAACAAAAGCAAGAACCGCAATCAAAAGAGAAAGAAGAAAACGAACAATCCAAGACAGTATCGAAAAAACAATCATCTAAAGAAAAAGCTGCAAAAAAAGTTTTGAAAAAAATTGATGATAAGCAAAAATATGATTCTACCTCCCAATTAAAAACACTTGTTGTTATGCAAGTATTAGGAAACAGTAAATCATTTTTCGAGAGCCAACAACAATTAAATGATAGAGTAGATTTTTTTACTGATACTACTTTGCCAGATGCAGTTATTTCTGATAATGATATAGCAGGATATTTTTTATTTGTTGGAAGTGATGGATTAATGAATGAAATAATTGAAAGCCAATATAAGTAATGGCTAAAAAATTTAAAAATTATGAAGCTCACGAGCCTGTGCATCATAAAACAAGCATTGGTCGTAATCCTAGCAAACAAAAAATGAACAAAGATAAAAGGAGAGGATTCTCAAAGAAATATAGAGGACAAGGAAAGTAATGGCGAAGCAACAAACTGAGATTGATATTGGTGGTATAAAATTTAAGGGAGGTAGGGTTTTTCTCATAATCACTATTTTAAGTTCTTTTATAGGTGTATTGTGGGGTGGGTTTGAGGCATATCAAAGATACTTAGATATGGAGGCGAAAATAAATTCTTTTGTTTCCCCAGATTTAAGTGGGTTTGATAAAAAATTAGAAGTTCTCGAAACAGAAACTAACATGCTTCAATCAGAAATATCAATAATATTAGAGGAAGTATCGTTGGTTGCTGACGTAGCAAAAGAATTAAAAAACGATTTGAAAGCAGATGTTAGACGTATTGAAACTATTGTTGAAGATGTAGAAACACGAGTAAAAGAAGATAGTAGAGAAAACTCAAAAGATTTGAAAGAAGCATTGAATGAAATAAAAAATGATATGGCGGAACTTGAAGAAAAGGTAACTAAACAAATCCAAAAAGCATTAGAGAATCCTTTAAGTAATATGAAATGAAATATATTTTAATTTTATACGTATGCAGTATGGCATCAGGAACATGTCCTTCAAGTTCTATTTCTGGTTTTCAGTTTGATACTCACTATGATTGTGTTGAAGCTGGTTATAAATTAGCATATAATAACTTTAAAAATTTAAATACTTTGGAAGAGTTTGAAAAAGATTATATTGAAAAAGATAAGATTGTTATAAAATTTGAATGCAGAGATCTGCTGGTAAATAAAATATGACTAAAATAGCACCAAAAACAACCAAAGAACACATCGTCAATATTTACAATAAAATAGAATTATTGGAAACTAATCACATTTACCACCTACAAAAAGAGGTGAAAAAATTAAATTATATTTTATGGACAATAGGATTCATGGTGGCAACACAATTTATCTCATGGATATTAAGGATGGTACAATAATGGATATAGAAACATTACAAGCAGATATAATCAGAGAAGAGGGTGGCAATATCTTAGAGCCATACAAAGATCATCTTGGTTTTTGGACTATCGGAGTAGGACATTTAATTAGAGATGGCGAAAAAGAAGAACTTATGAAACCTATAACTGAGGAAAAGGGCATAGAACTTTTTCAAGTAGATTTTATGAGGGCAAAAAAAGATGCGGAGTTTTTTTATAAAGATATGGACATTGACGATAATGCGAAAGAGTGTGTGATTCACATGTCATTCCAACTTGGTTTGCCTCGTTTAAGTAAATTTTTAAAATTTAAAGAATGTTTATCTAATAAAGATTATGCTGGGGCAATGGCAGAAATGAAAGATTCCCGGTGGTACAATCAAACTACGAATAGAGCAAACAGACTTATTGCTAAAATGCAAAAAAGTATTACTGTTGATGTTTAATTAGGAGTAAAGATGGTATTAGGAAAATTATTAGGTGGTGGTACTATAAAAGCTGTTGCTGGTGTTATTGATGACTTACATACTAGCGATGAAGAAAAACTACAATTAAAAAATAGATTTGCTGAAATAGAGGCAAAACTCAAAGAAAAGCAAATGTCTATAAACTTAGCTGATGCGTCAAGCAAAGCTGGTGGCATAAGTGGTTTTTTACAACGTGCTTGGCGACCATTGATTGGTATGTCTTGTGCATTAGCAATATTTTGGGAATATGTATTAAGTAAATTTATCTTATTTATTTGTGGATTATTTCAGTATGAAGTTCAAAATATTCCGCAGATGGATATGGGCACTCTGATGCCTCTTGTCATGGCATTACTTGGCATGTCAGGAATCAGATCGTTCGAGAAACTCAAAAAAATAAACACCGACAAAGGAAAGGAGTAATTTATGGCTAGAAAATTTGTAGAACAGAAAATTACTAAATGGTGGCATGCATTTACAGAGTTGAAATCGTGGGTGCAAATCGTGATTGCAGTAGCAGTTGTTGTTGCGGCACATAACTTTATATTACATTAAGGAGGTACTATGCCAAGACATTATGGTGGAAAAGGACATGGTGGCATGAAAAAGGGTAAAAAACCTAAAATGTCAAAAATGTCTAAGAAAAAAAAGAAGAGAAGATAAATTATGGTAAAAGTGGCATCTATTAAAAACATTGTCAAAGGTTTAAAACCAAGGCAAAAAAAAACAATGAACAAACACGCAAGGCATCATTCGTTGAAACACATGCGGTCAATGGCTAGATCAATGAAAAAAGGTGCCACTTTTGGACAAGCACATTCTCGTGCTATGAGGTCAGTAGGCAAGTGAGTACAGGATTCACAACTACTGCTACAATATCTGAATTAATTGATAAACGACCTATGAAACGTGGTCGTAGAAAAAATAGGACTAAATACTCCAAAAAGATGGTGCAGAAAGGCTCATATAGAGCCTCTCAGACACTTTTAAGGGTAAAAGGTACCTAATACCCCCAAACTTCTTTTCTTGCCTTTATAAGAGCCTCCTCTCGCCAAATCCAATCATCAGGGTTTGGAACAAGTGTATTTTTAACATCATCAAGAGTATCTACTGATTTAAGGTAGTTTGCCATAGCACATACTATCTGCTCACATACTTTAAATGGTGTATTATAGTCCTCAATGCTAAAATCATAAAAATCTGCACCTGTTTTTTTACCAACTAAATACCACAATTTTTGATTTGCGTTTGTGCCTTTTTGATAAATAGATTGTTGCATGGCATGAGCCATTGATACTCCTGTTGGTTTTCTGCCTGTTGTTTTTAAATCAATATAAAAATCTTCTTTTGTATTTTTATCTTCAAATTTAAAATCAGTATAACCAATCAAAGGTATGCCCAAAATATCAATCTCAATCTTTTCTTGATATCCTGAAAGGTTCCATGTCAAAGATTTATCTTTGAATGCTTCAATCCCTTTTAACAAAAGAAAATTTAATTTTTCTTTTTCATCTTGCGTTTTAGGATCGTCAAACCTTTTGACATTAGCATCAAACTCCTCATGCATTTTTACAATAGCAATTTTATGATCTAGTCCATTCAATACCATGTTTAAACCAGATTCAACTGCTTTGCCTCGTTCTGCTGCGGCATTAGATGGGAACTCGTACCCAAATATTCTGCGTAATGCCCATCGCTCTCTATTGAAAGCGAAGTCAGTTATTTGACTGAATGACAAGGGTAAAATACTTTTTACATCCTCGGCATCAAACTTTTTAAAGTGTTCAATCATTTTCCTCCATTGCTAGTATGTTTTTTAAAACATGTGCTAACTTTTTATTACTTATAAAGCTAAATTTATTAAAAACTCTAAAAAAATGATCAAGATGCATATCACCATATCTAATCCAATCTTGTTTAGATTCTGAGTAATATTTTTTCTCTAAAAATTCTAGAGTATCACTACTTATAGACCTATTATCTATTGCTTTTTGTATATCTACTGCTTGATCAAGTGTCATAACATATCCTTATAGTTTTCGGTATGCTCGATGTTAGTATCAAGTTCTACAATCAATTCTTTACATTTATCGTAGATGTTACTTTGTTTACCGAATCTTTTTATATAGTTTTTAAGTGCAAATTTAGTGAGTTCCATTGTTTCAATATCCTCGTTATGTTTATCAAAGGCTCTCATTTTATCTATATCAACACCATCCTCCATTTCAGCGATTTGCCTATCACTGATGTTGAAGTATTCTTTATCAGGTTTATCCATGATTACTCCATTAGTGAGTACTCGGCAAAAGTTTTACCTTTTCGAGTAACATTAGTTGTTATGATTGCATTACCCTGTTGTCGTAAATCAAGTATCCTTGCACTTAATCTAAAACAACCAAACTTTTTTAAAGCTAGTAATGGATTTATTTTTTTACCTGATTTTAAATGTTCAAGTATTTGTTGGTTTTGTGTAGCCATATTAACTCCTTTCTATAAGTTTCTTTTGACTAACTCTCTTTCATTGACGACTTTAGTTCTTAAGTCCTCTCTGAAAGTTTTGTAAGTTTCGTATCTAATTTTAGAACGATTCCTACTTTTTAAGGTTTTGCCGAATCTTTCAGCAAAGTCCTTAAATCTTTTATCTGAATAAATATGTGCATTTAATTCAGAAGTATTTTTATAACTCGTATTCTGAGAATAATATACCGTTAATTCTGCTACTAACATCTTTTCCTCTTTTTTCATTAATTCAACTGCTGTATCTTCGTCAGCATAAATTAATCCGAGTTGCTCCTGTTGGTGTGATAATTTATTTGGTTCAAAATCTAATGAATATATATCACTCATCTTCTTCAAACTCCTTTTCTGCTATTTTATTTCTTAATTTAATTTTTAATTCTTCGTTAAAAAATTTATCTCTTTCGGCTATTACATGACATGGACGACAGAGTGGCATAAGATTATCTATAGTGTTTTTAGAATTTTTTTTACTCCCTCCAAAACCACGAGGAACGAGGTGGTGGATATCAACTGCTATTTGCATGTTACAACCCCAACACATGGGGATATCTTGACCTCGATACCCCCAATAATCACTAAAAATTTTTTTATAGTTTTTACTTATTTTTGAGAAACTCATCAAATGACTTTACTGCATTTTTTGTTAAGTCACTAATATCCTCAACACTAAAATGTCCACTACCCATTGAACGACCAACAACTCCTGTAACAAATATGTCCATTCTTTGTCTAGTTTGGACATCTGTTATTTTCATAGAGCCATTAGTTGTAACTGTGCTTGTAGTTTGTGATGTTTGTACTTGGTTTATATCATCATCAAAGTTTGGTGGTGCTGATATAGAAACATCTTTCACATTTGTGTATTGATTACCACTTGCTGAAGTTTTTGTATTTACTTCAGTATAGTCAATGGCATCACCTTTTTTTGGCACTGGGTTTAGCACTGATCCTCTTACATATAATCTAGTGCCATCTATTAAATCAATGGCATAGTTTGGTACACCATCTTTAGTATTATCGAAGCATTTATCTACGATTGCTACCATATTTTCCTCCTATTATTATTATTATTTGTTAAGAACATTATAGCCTCTTCCCTCTAAACAATTATTAATTAAATCTTGTCTAGTTTTTAATTTAGGCGAAAGCCACAATACTCGCCAACGAAGTGTATTATAAACTACTTTTGATTTATCCACTACCATATTGGTGTGATCTTTAACTAAATCAACGCATGTATAATAATCGTCGTGATATCGCTCGGCATTCCCCTCAATGTTCGCCGAGCTCTTGCCTCTACTATCAACTATTGGTGCGGTGGTACAACTTGCAAGGAGCATTATTATACCACCACATATTAGAAGCAAAGTTAGTGATACTCTAAAGAAATTTTTTTTGCTAGTTTTTTCTTTAGGTAAAATTCTTGT